TAGACTAGGTTCTTTAGCAAAGGCAGGTGACACTAAAGGTTTTAATAAATTAGCTATAGAAAAAAAACTTTTTAATCCTGATCCTAAATTTAAAGGAAAACAATCAGTACAAATTTTTAGTGACATAGATCACAATTTACCTAAAAGCAATCAATACAAAAAAAACTTATTAGATGAACAAGAAGAGTTAATGAACTCTTATTATCAATTAAAAAACTCTAAAGCTAATCGTGATGGTTTTCTTAACAATGTAAAAAATGTAATTGGTAGAAGAAAATTAGTAGACATTGTTCAATTATCAAAAGATGGAACAGAAACATTAGATGTTAATAAATTTGTTAATCAATATTTAAAACTAAAAAATGCAGGTACCAATAAAATATTTTTTGATGATAATACTGTTAAAAAATTAAATGCTATAGCAAATGATGCAGATGTTTTAAAAAAGTTAGATATTGAAGGTTTAAAAGATTTAAACAAATTAAAACTAAAAAGCACTAATTCTATGGTGGATGAAGTAACAGACGCTGTTCAAAGAGCTACAGATGATGCTAATGATGCTATGTTTATGGCAATTAAAAATGGTAGAATAAATAACTTAGAAGATATAACAACAGGTTTAATGAAAAATCCTGAATACTATCAACCTTTTGTTAATAGACTTAGAACTCTTAAACCAAAAACAGATCCTGTTACAGGTAAAACAGTAGATGTAGCAGAGGATGCTGTTAGAAAATTAGATGGTTATTTTGATGAAGCTACTCAACAATATAATCCGGGCGTAAAAGATTATGCTATGGAAAAAATAATAAAAACAGGTTTTCCAGAAGGAATTACAGACGAACTTGTAAAATCTGGTGATTTTGCAGGTCCTATGTTAAAGGCAATACAAAATCAAAATAAAAATGGTGGGTTAGATACGATTATAGGTAAGGAACAAGTAAAATTATTAAAAGAAGTTTTAGAGACAACAGTTAAAATGTCTGATGCTAATTTAAAAGGTACCGCTGGATTAGCACCTGCTGCTTTTGTGGCTGCAGCAGGATACAGAGCAGTTAGTGCTCCTTTAAGTTTTATTACAGAAATAGGTAAAATATTTCTTATGGGTAAAGCTTTACGTTCAGAGACAGTTTTAAAATCTATGACTACTGCTAATTTAACATCTAGGCAAATGAGAAGAGCTAAAGAATTAGGTGTTAAAATAGACGATTTACAATCTATTAGAAGTAAAGAAATAGATGAGTTTATGAGACAAAATGTTAGAAAGTATACAACAATGGGAACGGTTGAAAGCGTTGGAGCAGGAGGTGAAGCCGTGGGCAGAGAACTTGTAACACCTGCAACAGAAGCTATACAAAGTGAATTAGAAGAAAATGATATACAAATACCAACTAAAAACCAAGTAGTTAGTCAGGCAAAAAACGCACTTAATCAGGTAGAGCAAAATAAATTACTAGGTATCAACTAATGGAAATGGATCCAATGATGATGTGGAATATAATTATAACCGTGGTTCTTGGGCCATTTGCCTGGGCATTTAGTAAAATGTTTTCAGAAGTAAAAAGACTACAAATTTTACTAAATAGAACAAGAGAAGACTACGCAACAAAATCTGAGCTTAACAATGAAACAAAAGAAATAAAAGAGTTAGTTCTTCGATTAGAAGTAAAGCTTGATAGATTCATTGAAAAGCATAATGGTTGAACCTATATCTGCAGCGCTCGCTGGAATTGCATTAGTTAAAAAAAGTGTAGATTTTATTAAGACAAACATCACAGCCGTACAAGATATTGGTGATGTTATAAGTCATGTTGATAATGCTTTAAATGGTCAACAACAAGTTATAAAAGAGCGTGAAAAAAAAGGAGCCGATCCGTTCGCTGTTGAGAACGTGGCCAAGGAAGTGATTGACGCAAAACTTGCTCAAGAAGCTTTATATGAAATGAAACAATTAATCAATCATCGTTTTGGTCATGGGACTTGGGAGTTTATTTTAGAAGAACGTAAAAAAAGATTAGATAAGAAAAAACAAGCAATCAAAGAAGCACGAGCTGCAAAAATAAAAAAACAAAAAGAAATGTATGAAATGGTAAGAATGGTTTCAATAGGAATAGCTATATTGTTATTTGTTGTAGTAGCCATTGGGATAACCATAAAATTTGTATTAGCGCATCCTGTTGAAGGAGATGATAAATCTTGTAAACTATATGAGCCAAAATATTATTTAATTTGTATGAACGAAGGTAGAGGGTACGCAGATACAGAATTATATTTAGATTATCAATTATTAAAAGATAATTGGGTTATAGAAAAAGGAGATTAATATGACACCAGAAAATTTAGATAAATGGCGTATATGGCCAAGACTATTAATAACGTTATATGGATTTGCTTTCTTTAGAGTTACAGAATGGTTTATGAATTTACCAGATCCAACAAACGCTCAATCTGCATTTGTAAGTGTTATTGTAGGAGCAGGAGCGGCTTGGTTTGGTTTATATTGTAACACTGGTAAAAAAGAATAATATATGGTATTAATAAGACATGTCTTATTTAATATCGAATATCCCGCACTTTAAAGCGTGGGTACGAAAAGAATTTACACACAACCATATAAAATATCGTGGCGATTATTTACATGCTTTAGTCATAGCAGTTAATACTATTCCTGATCGTTGTTTATCTTTTCAAGTTGTATTTACAGGTATAGATGAAAAAAAGAATGTTTATGGTGGAGCTATGTGGGCAAGAATGCCAATTACTAGTTTAATTGCCGATGAAACTCTTGAAGAATGGCCTAGTAGAATGGACACACATCTTGCACAACCTTGGGATTGCTCTTCACGTAATCACTCTATTATTGTTATGGACAGAGTAAGTTCTAGTCCTTGGATGTGTAAAATAGGTGGTAAGTTTTTTAAAGGTCGTTATTTGTTTACCGTGGATTACACAGATAGTCATATCTCAGATGATCCTGCCCAACATAAGCAGAGTCATGTACTGCAATTAATTGACTCTGGTTCATGGACTGGTAATATAGTAGCATTACCTAATAATAGAGTTAGGGTAACTAATCCTGCTTTATGGGTTACTGGCGAAGGTGCTCCAGATTTTAGACCAAGCCAATATATTCATACGGCAGAAATACACGATAGTTATACTGACCCTGATATTACATTTGATAACTTATATAATGAGGAGAAATAAATGCCTGGAAATAAAATGAGTAAATATATGGCTAAAGGTGGCAAGTATATGTCTAAAATGGCTAAAGGCGGCAAGTACATGGCTAAAGGTGGAGCTAAAAAAACTACTAAGGTTATGACAGTTGCGCAGATAAGAGCTGCAGCTAAGAAAAAAGGTTATAAATTGGTTAAATCCTAATGGCTGTTAAAAGAAAAACACCTACAAAAAAAAGAAAATCTACAAAAAAAAGTGGATCTAAACCAACTAACGCTGCATTATATGCAAAGGTTAAAGCAGAAGCTAAAAGAAAATTTGATGTTTATCCTTCCGCTTATGCTAATGCTTGGTTAGTACGTACCTACAAAAAACGTGGTGGTGGATACAGGAGCGCATAATGGCTACTAAACCTAAGGGCGGTCTTAAAGCTTGGTTTGGAAAAGGTCCTAAAGGAGATTGGGTAGATATCGGATCTCCAAAGAAAAAAGGCAAGTTTCAGGCTTGTGGTAGAAAGTCAACAAAAACAAGTAAACGCAAATATCCTAAATGCGTACCAAGAGCTACTGCTCAACGTATGACTAAATCTCAAATAACAAGTGCTGTAAAAAGAAAAAGATCCGCAGGTAATGTAGGTAAAAAACCTACAAATGTAAAAACATTTGTTAAGAGAAAAACAAGGAGGAAAAATGCCAGAAAAACTGGATAATATAACAGATTTAATATCATTACACGAGGGCGTAAGGTATCGTGTATATGATGATGCAAACGGTAAAGAAGTAAAAGCAGGTGATACTTTAGTGGGTCATCCTACTATTGGCGTTGGTAGAAATGTAGCGGCAGATGGTATTGGTATTACTAGAGAAGAAATAAATTTTATGTTAATAAACGATATTAATAGAGTAAAAGGTGAAGCAAAAGATTGGATCTTTTTTAACGGTCTTAGTAAAGTCAGACAAGCCGTAATTATAGATATGTTATTTAACATGGGTAGAACAAGATTTAACCCTAGTAAATGGCCTAAGTTTTTTGAAGCTATAGGTAATCACGATTGGGATAATGCCTCAAAAGAAATGTTGGACAGTTCTTGGAGTAAACAAGTAAGAACAAGAGCTGAAAGATTAAGTGGTATGATGAAAAAAGATAAGTGGCCTGCATCTTAAATTAAAGAGTCAAAGTAATATAGTAATTTATCCCCAAATTTCTTATTAACAGTTGTGTTTGTTATTTAAAATACTTTGACTCCAACAACTAAAATAATAGTTTACAATTAAAGATCAAGAACTTTTATTCGCCCCAACTATCGCCCACTTCTACATCAATTTTAGAGGGTATTTTCATTTCTGGAAAACAATTTTCCATATAATTTTTTATCTTAATTGCTTCACTAGATTCGCTAATAGAAAAACAAAGTTCATCGTGTACGGTTAACATAGGTAAATATCCGTTATCATAACATATCTTCATTGCTCTTTTTGTTTGATCAGCACTACTTGCCTGTATAAGACGGTTTAAAGCTTTATAGGTAAAAGCTACTTGATAATTATCTGGATGTTTTTTCTTCCAATCTTTATCTCTATCTTCTAAAGGTGTGTCTAATATATTTTGCCATTCTTCTTCTAACTTATCCATATGTATAGCTTTTTTATATCCACCAAATCCTTTAGGCTCACGCATAGGAAATCTACACTTTCTACCAAAAAGAGTTCTTATCTCTCCTTTGTTTGTAGCCACTCTCATAACAGCAGAAGCCATGTTTTTTATAAAAGGTACTTTTTCATCGTACTCATTTCTAAGTTGTTTAGCCTCATCAAAAGATATATCTCCTAAAATATGTGCTAACTTACCTATACCCATACCATACATAATTCCAAGATTAATTGTCTTAGCTAAACTCCTATCTATGTCTGCTATATCTGCAACCATTTGATGAAAGTCTATATCGTCTTTACTATAACTTGTAACAATCTCTTTTACTTTAGGGTGCTCTTTTGTTTCTGGAGTTAAAGAAGCATAATGCATCAACCACCTTGGCTCTTGGGCACTATAATCTAAACTTGCCCACTTACAACCCTCTTCAGGTAAAAACAAGCCACGTATCATTTTTTTTATCTCAGGATGTCGTGCAGGCACCTGTTGTAAATTAGGATGACTAGATGAAAACCTGCCAGTAACTGTTCCTCCATCACCAGATCTTAATTGATTAAACTCACAATGTATTCGACCTTTATGTTGATGATTAAGAATAGTTTCTATAAAAGTAGTATTTGCTTTATTGTACTCTCGTATTTCTAATATTTTTTTTGCTACAGGATGTTTATGGTTTTTTAAAAAGTGTTTTGTAAAACTAGGTGCGTTAGATTTTTCTGTTCGTTCATAAGTTAAACTTAGTGCGTCAAATGCTTTTGCTAAACTAGTCGCTGTCCACGGTTCAATGTCCACTCCCGTTTCATCTTTTACTTGCTTTAACAATACATCTTCTTTTCCTTGTAAAAGTTTTTTTGTTTTTTCTGCTTTATCTAAATCAACTCTTACACCTTTTTTTCTCATATTAAATATAATAGGTAATAAAGATAATTCTAAATCTAATATCTTATCGCAATTTTCAAATGATAATTTTCTTCGTAACACAGTCCATAAATCATAAGTTAATCTAGCATCCATTTCTGCATAACTTGCTACTCTAGATGCAGGAAGTTTCCACATATCTTTTTTAGCATCTAAACCATGTTGACTAGCCGCTCTTTTAAGTTCGTCTTCTTTTTTTCTTTCTCCTAAATACGTGTAACCTAAAGCATTTAAACTATATGAAAATCTATTTTCATCTACTAAAGGTGCCGCTATCATTGTATCTAACACTTTGCCCGGAACTGTTATACCTTCTGTAGATAACCAACCTAAATCATATTGAGCATTATGAAACACTACAGACATACCATGTTTAAGTTGATCTTTTAACCAACGTAAAACTATACTCTTAGATAAATTACCTCCCCCTTCATGTGCTATAGGTAAGTAAGCTTTCCAATTAGAAGTAGCTACTGCAATACCTATTAACCTACCATCGTTCCTGGCCCACCCTGGACCTAAAGTAATTAAATTAGGATCGTATGTTTCTGTATCAATGGATATGATTTTTTCTTTTGAAAGATCTGGTAAGTTGCTTGGTGGTACCCAAGTCTTTTCGTCAAATAAATCTTGTTCGTACATTTATACCTCGTTACCCCAAACATTCCATTCTGGAGTTTTTTGTCTTGCGAATAATTCTATTCTAGGCAAATCTCCACATAACTCAACTATTTTATCTCTAACACAATCTGGTTTTTTAGAGTGTCTTTGTATTGGCTCATAAACAACTTGATGAACTGCTTTAGATATTCTTTTTGGTTTTCCTATAGTAGCTAATAAACAAAGTTCTGCATTTGCTCTAGTCCAATAACCCATACCCCAAAAAGTAGAAAAACTATCTTCAGGAATAAATGTAACTTGTTTTGTATTATAATTTTTATTTGTTTTAATCCAAACAAAAGCACAAGTCTTATATGTAAATCCCCATCGTTTAATTGTTTCTATTCCTTCTATCAATTTAGGAAATGTAACCCATATTAATAAAACACAATTATCACTAGCTATTTTTTTTACAGGCATACTATAAATATCTTCGTCATTCATAATAGGATACGGTGTAACTAAATCTCCTGAGTATGTTTTATACTGCCAAGGTGGATCTGCATAAATAATATCGTATTTACCTCCAGGCAAACTAATTTTGTCCACAAAACCCCCTGTGAGCTTGTGTTTGAAATAAAAACCCGTTTAAATGACCGCTGAGTGCTTGTAAAAATACTTTGCTTATAATTATACCTTGTTTTTTACTCATAATCTCTCGCTAATATCATTTCACAATAATGTATTGCCTTTCTGATATCTTCAGCCTTACCTTTAGCTTGATGACGACAAATATATTTAATTACATTACCTTCTGCAAACAATAATTTATTTTTGTTTATAAATTGTGAAGGTTGTATTTTAAGGTTTTGGTAATGCCTTCCGCCTTTTGCCCACAAGTTGTTTTTCTCTTTCATGTTCTTCCTTTGTTTTTAATGTAAAGCCATCTCTTATTAAACAAAATAGTTTGTCCTCTACTTCAGCTTTTGTTGGTCTTGTTTTAAACTCTAATGTTAAGTTAATTTTATATGTCATATCACTCCTGCATTCTGTAAACCTATAAAAGTATAGATTATTGTATACATAATTAAAAATTCCATGTTGACCTCCTTTTTATCATAATTTTAACTCTGTTAGTTTTATTAAATTGCCTACTATTCCTTTAATATAAATATTAAAAGCTATACTTGTTCTAATATTATTCCCTCTTTTATATTCAACCTTATGCTGTGTATCTGAAGGAAACATAATTAAGTCGCCAGTATGAACAGGAAAAAACCAAGAATCACTATTATATAAATTAAAATCTTTTTTTGTTAAATCTATTCCTTGATACTTATTTTTTTCAAATACGATTTTATCGTTTTCTTTGTTTGCATTTATGTATAAAACACCAGATACAAATGAATTTGGATGAGCATGAGAATGATGGTACTCATTTTCTTTAGTATAGTTAAGCCATGATTGTGTTATGTATGGAACTATTTTATCAGATGTAGATATAACTTCATCAAAATATTTTGTAATATGATTTAATAATTGTTTTTTAATATTATTAAAAGGTTTATCATTTAGAACATAAGAATTTTTAGAACTTACGTTTCCCATATTTTTATTAATGTTTAAACTTAACTTATCTACATAATTTAATTCTTTTTTAGTAAATTTATTTAATTTTGAAATATAAATAGGAGTAGGAAATATACCATATAGATTATGTTTTATATCCATTATTTTTATCA